AACTGCAAGGAATCGCACGAGGCTTGCAACTGAAACGGTTTATCAATGGGGATGATATGGGCTTGGGCAAAACACTTGAAAGCATCGCAACCATCAACAAAGCTGATGCCTTTCCCTGTTTGGTAATCTGTCCGAATGTTGTCAAGATCAATTGGCAAAGGGAATGGCATAAGTTTACAGACAAGAAAGCGATGGTATTAACCGATTCCGTCCGCGATAGCTGGCCTTTCTT